ATGAGCAATAAAACTGGAGGCCCTGCGTTTCCACAATCAGGAGTATGTACTCCTGAAATTAACTCATGGGGCAGCGATGATTTTGGTGGTCGTGGAATAACCATGCGTGACTACTTCGCGGCTAAGGCTATGGCATCCATTGTGCGCAGATGGGACGGCCATTCGTTTGGTGGCGGCCCGGAATCACCACAATACAAAGAATTAGCCGAAGATGCGTATCACATTGCCGACGCCATGCTCCGCGCCAGGGAGGCATCATGACAGTCACCCACAACGGCAAGCAGTACACCGCCAAAAAGCTCAACGATAACGAGTGGCAGCTGACGTCGGTATCGGCACCGCGCGACAAGCTGACGCTTAACCGCTGGCAGATGCATATCGCTGGCCTCCTGAAACAGGTTGAGGTGAAGGCATGATTCACCACTACGGCACCACCCCGCTCATTCGCCAATGCGTCACGCCCGGCATGATGGCAATGCATGAAGGCCGTACCTATCGCGTCTCAGCAGTCATTCAGGAGCGTAAATGGGTCTACCTGCACACCGATGCAGAAATCATCCGCCTCAGTGACTGCGTGATTGACGTCCTTCTGGACGGTCACGGCAACCCAATCGTTCACTGAGGACGCTGATATGGAAATCAAAACGCCAGCCAACCCAAGCAAAAAGGCGACAGCCAGGGTAAAGAATCCTCTTCCCGCGCCAACCAGTTGCCACCTGTGCTCTGGTTTAGTGCGGATCGGCACTCATGGAGAAGTCTATGGGCGCGACTTCAGTGACTGGCCGTATGTATATCTTTGCGAATGCTGCGGAGCATACGTCGGACTTCATCCTTTCACTGCGATCCCGCTTGGGACGCTGGCAGACAAGCCAACCCGTGATGCCCGGAAGAGCTGCAAGTTGCCATTTGAGCGTATCTGGAAGTCTGGCGCCATGACGCGCACTGAAGCTTACCAATGGCTGGCTGACAAGATGGGCATACCTGTTCATGAATGCCACTTCGGCTGGTTCACCGTAGAGCAGTGCCAAGCTGCAATGCATCACTGTAACGACTGGCTAAACCGCTAACCACCCTATTCAACCGATCGGCCTGGCTTTCTGCGGGCGGGATCTGCACATCCAAATTTCAGGAGTTCAGCCATGAACGCACACCTCACTTACGACCGAATCGAAGATCGGCGCTGGGTTGAGCAGCAGCTCATCGACGAGAAAGAGAAGTGGATCGACGACCGGGCGCAGAAAATCATCAACATGATGCCGAAAGAGCCATCCGGCCTCTTCCACTTCTCCGTACCGATTGACGCCAGTCCATACGAAGGACTTCGCAGCGATAAAGCTGGCGAGGCCTACAACGATTTCATTTCGGCAGTTGCTTACGCCCAGGCGGAATACGACTGGGAACACCGTACCGGCTGCCCGTTTTAATTTTTGAGGGATTTAACAATGAGTACTGCACTTTCCACCATGGCCGGGAAACTGGCCGCACGCCTCGGTATGGATGCCGGTACAGACCTGATGAATACGCTGAAGAACACAGCATTCAAAGGTGGCAACGTCACGGACGAGCAATTTACAGCTCTGTTGATCGTCGCCAACCAATACGGCCTGAACCCATGGACCAAAGAGATTTATGCCTTCCCAGATAAAGGCGGGATTGTCCCGGTCGTCGGCGTTGATGGATGGGCCCGCATTATCAACGAACATCCGCAGTTCGACGGCATGGAGTTCTCTTACGACAAAGAAGAAGGCGCGTGCACCTGCAAGATTTACCGCAAAGACCGTAAGCACCCGACCATTGTCACTGAGTACATGGGAGAGTGTAAACGCAACACTCAGCCATGGCAGTCCCACCCTACCCGCATGCTTCGCCACAAGACGCTTATCCAGTGCGCGCGGCTGGCCTTTGGTTTCGCTGGCATCTTCGACCAGGACGAGGCAGAGCGAGTGATTGAAGGAACAACGGCAGAGGTTCATGCGGGCCATGAATCAGATAGCCGTCGCCCGGATCTGATCGCAAAAGGTGAGTCCGCCGCGCGCCTTGGAACCGTTAAGTATCAGGAATTCTGGGTAGCGCTGAGCGCTGAAGAGAAGCAGGTGATCGGCGCAGTTGAGAAGCGACGCATGTATGACATGAGTCTTGCTGTCGACAACGCCGAACCTGTCCATGTCGTAGAGACGGAGGCTGAATGATGGAGCAACGCACCCCTGAATGGTTTGCTGCGCGCTGCGGCAAGGTCACTGCCAGTCGCCTGGCTGATGTCATGGCCCGGACTAAGTCGGGCTACTCCACCAGCCGCCAGAACTACATGGCCGAGCTCATTTGCCAACGGCTGACCGGGAAGCTGGAGGAAGGGTTTTCGAATGCCGCGATGATGCGCGGCACTGAACTTGAGCCAGTGGCCCGCGAAATGTACGCGCTGAATGAGTTCGATGCGGAAATCACTGAAGTTGGACTCATCGATCACCCAACCATACCCGGATTCGCAGCCAGCCCGGACGGACTTGTTAACGACGACGGGCTTATCGAAATCAAATGCCCCAACACCTGGACACATCTTGAAACGCTGAAGACTGGCGAGCCAAAACGCCAGTACATGCTGCAAATGCATGCGCAGATGATGTGCACCGGGCGGAAATGGTGTGATTTCGTTAGTTTCGATGATCGTCTGCCGCCTGACCTCGCCTATTTCAAGAAGCGCATTCATTTCAATGAAGAGCTGGCGCGCGAAATCGAGTCTGAGGTTAAGAACTTCCTTGCAGATCTGGAATCGGAAATTCAGAAAATCACAGAGCGTGCAGCATGAAACGCACACCCTTCTACCGCAGGCCCGGGCGCTCCGGGCAATTCTCCGGTCTCCGTGAACGCGTTATCTGGATGATTCAGACGCGCGGCCGCCCGGTAACCGGTAGTGAAATCGCCGAGAAGTTCGGTGTAACGCTCATCGAGTTTAACCGGGTAGCCAACGGAATCACCCGCGGCTCCGGACAGATAGCGCAGATCGTTGAGTCGGAAAAATGGATCAACGAGGACGGCATCTGCGATCGGACATTCGACCTGGTCACGAAGCCAAAGGTTGTAACGCCGCAGGGCAAATCGCGGCTGTTCACCCGGCGCGCCATTGAACAATCGCAGGAAGGTAGACGGCAGGAGTGCATAGCGCGTGCCGCACGCCGCCGTCGCTTGATTGCCCAGGGCCTCTACATCGACGAAATGGAGTCCATTCTATGACTCATGTTCACGGCGACATCAGGGTTGGCCCTCTGTGCCTTGCCTTCATTGGTAACGGATGGCTAATGCCATGGGGTGAAGTGGTCAGCAATCCATTAAAGGCGCAGCGGCTCGCTGAGGAATATCGGGAAAGGCAGGAGGCGGCATGAAATACGGAAGCGTGTGCAGCGGCATCGAAGCTGCCAGTAAAGCGTGGGAACCTCTCGGCTGGATACCTGCCTGGTTCTCTGAAATCGAACCATTCCCATCCGCAGTCCTCGCCCATCACTGGCCGGAAGTAACCAATCTTGGCGACATGACCAAAATTGCCGAGGCGGTGGGCGCGGGTGAAGTAGAAGCGCCTGATGTTCTGGTCGGCGGTACGCCTTGCCAGGCATTCAGCATAGCAGGCTTGCGTGAAGGCCTGTCTGACGACCGAGGCCAGTTAACACTCTCTTACGTGGAATTAGCCAATGCGATCGACGCAAAACGCCGCGAACGCGGTGAACCAGAATCAATTATCGTCTGGGAAAACGTCCCCGGCGTTCTCAGCAGCAAAGACAATGCCTTCGGGTGCTTTCTGGCAGGACTTGCCGGAGAAAGCAGTGAGTTGCAGCCAGCAGGGGGAAAATGGACGCACGCTGGTTGTGTGTCTGGACCAGAAAGGGTTATTGCCTGGCGCGTCCTTGACGCTCAATTTTTCGGAGTGGCCCAACGACGCAAGCGTGTGTTCGTTGTCGCAAGTGCTCGAAAAGGATTCGATCCCGCAGAAATACTTTTTGAGCAAGACGTCGGCAGCGGGTCGACTGAGGCGAATAATGTTGGGGTCGAAGGACGCTCCAGCACAGTTGATAACTGCACTCTCTATCGCTTCAGAAGAACAGATTCATACATCGATGACGGAGTAAGCAGCACGCTTTCGGCCAGAGATTATAAGGACCGTCGAGAGCTTGTTGTTATGGCCGATAATCGCGTAAGAACCCTTACCCCTCTCGAATATGAAAGGTTACAGGGATTCCCAGATGGGCACACGCTGATCCCGTACGAGGGAAAACTTGCTGATGACGCGCCGCGTTACAAGGCGATCGGAAACAGTATGGCAGTACCGGTTATGCGATGGATCGGAGAGCGCATCGCCGCAGCGCTGCCAGCCGAGAAGCTGAACGGTGATTATGGCGGAAGTAAAACACCGCTCGACCAGCGCGACCTCTGGCGCACCCCACCAGCCCTCTTCGCTTCCCTCGATGCTGAGTTCTGCTTCCAGTTGGATGCCGCTGCGGCGCCGTATAACGCGCTGTGCCGGAGGTTCATCACCGCTGAGCAAAACACGCTGGAAACGCCGTGGGCTGATTACCTGAATGTGCCTGGCTACGTCTGGCTGAACCCGCCATACAGCGACATCATGCCGTTTGTTAAAAAGGCCGCCTCCGAGAGCGCCAATCAGATCGGCACGGTCATGCTCGTACCGGCAGACACTTCGGTTGGCTGGTTCAAAGAGGCTATCCAGACCGCCAGCGAAGTTCGCTTTATCACCGCCGGGCGGCTGGCTTTTATCAACCCAGTCACCGGTAAGCCGGTAAGCGGCAACAATAAAGGGTCGATGCTCATCATCTGGCGACCGTACCCGCGAACACACTGCCACTTCGCAACTGTGGATCGGGACGAGTTGATGGCTTTCGGGGCGAAACTTCTCGCCCGCCGGGAGGCCGCATGACGCCAGCAAATGAAAACGCCGTCCGCGCAGCCTGCCGCCGCTGCACCGAGGAAATACAGCAGGCCATGCGAAAGAGACCAAAGCCTAACTGGAACGAAACGGTTCCTCCCATCATCAACAAGCATCACAAGAAAATTGAAGCTCTGGGAGTTAGCCTTCTGGAGTTCGTCGTCAAAACTGGCCGCCTTAACGGGCGGTTTGGAGCCGAGCAATGAATATGAAAACTGAAAAAATCGTGATGATGGACAGCGATGAAGCGGCCAGCATCCAGACTATAACTGGCTGGGTGGACCGCCACGGCCGTTTCTGGGGTAAAGATGAACACCAGGCGCGTTGGTGTGGCGCTACTCATCGCAAGTGTAAAAACAAACCTGATGAGCATCCTATTCATAGCACTCATGGCTATTGCGAAGAATGCCACCGCGAAAGCCGCCAGGCGAAGTTCGCCACCCATGAACGCGCGGTATGGGCCGGAGAGCCGCTCGTTATCTTTGATGATGACCAGTACTTTTTCGATGCTGAATCGCTGGCCGACTATTGCTATGAGCACTCCCTGCTGCCGAGCGAGTTGCAGTTAATGATCTGCGAACCTAACTACCCGCCGGAGTTCGACCTTGAGCAGCACTGCGAAGAGATCATGCCTGATGGCTATGACTATTACTGTTTGCCGCAAGCTGTGCGCGATGCTGCTGAGGCGCTGAATAAGGCGCTGAAAGAAAGTGATCCAGTATCGTGGAGCGCTAGCAACCGTGTGGCGATCGTTTCAGACGACATGCTCACAGATGAGCAGAAGGCCGAAATAATGGCGGAGCGCGCCGCATGAACAGAGCCTCACCCGTTGATTTGAGAAAAAGCCTCGAATTAGCCAATCGCCTGGCGCACATCGGGATTCGCTTTGTGCCGATCCCGGTGGCGACCGAGGAAGAATTCCAGACGCTGGCCACCGAGCTATCTCGACGGCTTGAAAATATGGCGGTCGAAGCCGAAAAGAATGAAGGCGGTGCCGCATGAAGGCACTAATCACCCGGGAGCTTAAGGCTCCCTTTTTATTGCTGGCGTTCACCTTCAACCGAATTAACCGACAGTTCCGGGAGTATTAACCATGGCCGACATCATCGATACCGCAGCAGAGATTGAAGAGCTTCAGCGTAACGCTGCCCTTTCCGCCCACCGGATCAACCGTAACGCCGTATCAGCTGAGCGTTGTGAAGAATGCGACGAACCAATTCCCGAGCCGCGGCGCGCTGCCGTTCCCGGTTGCAAGACGTGCGCCAGTTGCCAGGGTGTTATCGAATTGAGGAATAAGCAGAGGGGGATGTGATGGATTACAGCAAGCTAGGCGATTTTGAGATAAACAAACTGGTCGGCGATGTCGTTTTCAAAGGACTATGGTCATGCAGGCCGGGCACTGCGGGAAATAAAAGTGACTCATGGTATTACGGTAACGCGGATGCTTCGCTCAACCCGCTATCACCGCTTCCCGACTACTGCAACGATGCGGCTGCCGCATGGCCGATAATCACCGCAAATAAAATCAGCATTTACGCAATGAGCGACGCGGACAAAAGAGGCGGTTGGGGGGCCGAGGCTTTTCATCCCAACGATGCATATAGCTTTAACGATAACCCACTTCGTGCCGCAATGATTGTCTTCCTCATGATGCAGGAGTCAGCCAATGTTCAGGATAATACAGCCTAATACCTGGTACGCCGATCCCCACGGCACGCCCTGCAAAATCCTCCGGGCTACCCACGAAGTCATCCACTACATCCGCAACGGTCGCACCTGCATCGCCAGCATGGGCCGCTTTAATCAGGATTTCGAGCCGCTGACCAAAGCAGAGGCCGAGCGGATCGCTGAAGAAATCGAAACAGCAGAACACCTGAAGAAGCTGCGCGCCCAGCGTGCGGCATGAGGAGAGAGCGTGAAACCTTACGAATCGAAGAAATCGCAGTTCACCAGAAACCTGATCCGGCGGCGCCACGCTGAATGGTCAGAAAAGACCTTCGGCAATGTCGGCCCCATCGGACCTCTGAAGCACCTTTCGAAAGAGGCGCTGGAAGCTGCTGCCGATCCTTCCGACCTAAGTGAATGGGCTGATATGCAGTTCCTGCTTTGGGACGCGCAGCGGCGCGCCGGTATCACCGATGAGCAAATCACCGCGGCGCTGGAAGAAAAACTAAAGGTGAACATGACCCGCCAGTGGCCGGAACCGAAAGACGGCGAGCCGCGCCTTCACATCAAACCATGACGCAACTGATAGCCAGTTATGAGCTGGCTATTGGTGAGACAATATTATGTACTTTGCCGTTTCGCTGGAATGCAGGAATAATATTCGATGTACACAGTATTTCTGCTTTTCTGATGGGGTGACAATGAAAAAATTTATCCAGATTGACAGAAGAATTGTTGTAAATGGAGTTTCATATCTAGTCAGATGTGAAGAGAAACCCAACGGTGAATGGTCTGTTTTTGATTTAGAAAGAAAGTTCAACATCATAACGCGCAACAAGCAAACTGCATTTACCGAGTGGGAGGCAGAAGCAAGCACTCGAAACGAATAGCATTTACTCGCACCTCTAAACCCGCTCTGGCGGGTTTTTTATTGGGATTTCACCATGCAATAAAACCCCATGACCTGGCTCATCGCCGCACTTATGGCGCTGGGCGCTCTAATCTCATTTCTTCACGAACCGGAAGGTGTGCAATGGCTGCTTTTAATGTGGGCGCATTAGTCCAAAAGAAGACCGGCGGTATCCATGGCGTGGTTGATAGTCAACTGGAGCCGGAAGGCGATCACCCGAAAGCCTGGGTGCGATGGGATGACGGCAATTATTCAGTGCACGCGGAAAACGAATTACGCGCGGCCACACCCGACGGGCCGCAGTTTTATAAAACAATGTCATAGGAGGGGAGATGGTTACAGCAGAGCCACTCACTGCGCAAAAGGCAGCAAAACTCCTGAAAGTCTCACCGAGAACTGTTTACCGTCTTATCGATTCGGGGCAGCTGGCCGGGAAGAAGATCGGGAACAAATACCGCACGACCGACGTTGCCTGTATTGCGTATTTACATGACCCGCGCGATCCTGTTCCTGCGAGCGCGGGTGAACATAAAGGAGAAATTTTATGTCAATCACCCTCAGAGGCGGCGTCTGGCACTGTCATTTCGTTACGCCGTCAGGGAAAAGAATTAGACGATCTCTTGGTACGGGGGACAAGAAACAAGCGCAGGAGCTGCACGACAAGCTGAAGGCTGAAGCGTGGCGGGTGGATAAAATTGGGGAACTACCGACGAGGACGTTTGAGGAATGTTGCATCAGGTGGATCCGTGAGAAGGAGCATAAGCGGTCACTCGATGACGATAAGACCAAAATCGAATATTTCCTGCGGCATTTCTCCGGCCGGGATATTTCAACCATCACAGCTGATCAGGTTCATGAGGCTGTTTCGAAGATGGTCAACCGTAAGCATATTCAGGTCTGGGAGTCGCGCAGGGACGCGGCTATACGCCGGGGGAAGGAACCGCCTCCGTATGTTGAGAAACCGGTAAGCCAGGCCACAAAGAGTCAGCACCTTTCTTTCATGCGATCTCTGTTCAAGGCTGCGGCTAATGACTGGGGCTGGATTAAAACGGCCCCGGTTATAAAAACGAAAAAGCCGATCAGCAAACGCATCCGATGGCTGACCAGGGACGAGGCAGAACGGCTTATCTCCTGCATGCCGGAGTCGATAAAGCCGGTGGTGATATTTGCACTGGCAACCGGCCTGCGCCGCTCCAACATCATTGATCTGGAGTGGCAGCAGGTCGATATGCAGAGAAAGGTTGCATGGGTAAATCCGGAGAACGCGAAGGCGGGCAAGGCTATCGGCGTGGCTCTGAATGATACCGCATGCAGGGTGTTAAGGGATCAGATCGGGAAAAGTTCCAGGTGGGTATTCGTTCACACGAAGCCATCAACGCGCCCGGATAAAACCGTCACTCCGGCTGTCCGCAAAATGCGAGTGGATGACAATGTCGCCTGGCGCATTGGACTGGAAAGAGCGGGTATAGAAGACTTCCGTTTTCATGACCTCCGGCATACCTGGGCGAGCTGGTTAATTCAGTCCGGCGTTCCGTTGTCAGTTCTGCAAGAAATGGGCGGCTGGGAGTCCATCGAAATGGTACGTCGATACGCTCACCTGGCACCGAACCACTTAAGCGAACACGCACGGAAAATTGATGCCATTTTTGGCAACCATGACACAAATACGACACAAGGAGAAAATCAGGCTGGCTTGAAACTGGCGTAAGCGACTGTTTTTAAATGGCACGCCCTGTAGGATTCGAACCTACGACCTACGGCTTAGAAGGCCGTTGCTCTATCCAACTGAGCTAAGGGCGCACGGAGAAGAGTGTACTTCGCGGTGGTGAAACGCCTGGAATTATACGGTCAATGCGTAGTGAGTCAATGCCTTTTCCGCCTTCTCTGGCGATAATGACTAGCTGATTGTAAATACGGCTGTTTTTTCAACATTTATCCCTCTTTTACGGGCTGCGAAAAGGCTTAGCCGCTTTTAAGTAACGCCTGCTGTTTTCCTGTTTACTTCACCTTCACACTGTCCTGCGGTATCCCGGCCGCCTGGAGGCTGGAAGTGAACAGGACGACGGAGTGACAGCGCCAGAGCAGACAGGTTTTCCCTCGTGCGTGCAGCACATCTCACACGACATTACAGGCATTAAGCTTGAACCTATTGTCGCCCTCTCCTCTTCACGCGCGGTGGGAGCCGAAGTGCTCAGCGTGCTGTCGCCGCATCAGCAAAGCGAAAGCTTTTTCCAGGACTGGTCAGCCACCCGGGCGCTTGTGTTGCTGGAAGCACAGATCGCCGCGTTAAAAAACCCCTTCCCTTGTGACAACCTTTTCATAAATTTGCCGATAACCGTTCTGACCATACCGGAAATGTTCCAGCGTTTACTGCAACTTAACAGCCCACCGCTGAACATTGAACTCGTGGAACCTGCCTCGTTCTTTTCACTCTCAGACCCGGTACGTCAGAGGGTGAGTTGTGCGCTTCAGCAGTTGACCGCGCGGGGACACCGGATCTGGCTGGATGATATTGATGAAGCGTCAGGGCAAGCATTTTTATCCTGTCGCCTGCCGTTAAGCGGAATAAAAATCGATAAGATCGCTTTCTGGCGTTTACGTGAAACGCCGGCGCTGACACAGCTGGTCACCCTTTGTTCAAAAATTGCTGCGAATGTGCTTATTGAAGGCATTGAAACAGAACGGGACCGTACATGCGCGCTTCATGCTGGCGCGCGCTTCGGTCAGGGATATTATTGGCCATCCTGGAGATGGCAGGAGGACTGA